CGTCGGAAAAGCCTAAGGTGATGCCACGCAACGCGCGCATCATTGAGCGATGCCTGGGCAAGGGTATGTCGCGCCGAGACATCGCAGACGTCGTGGGCGTCAGCCAGCAAGCGGTGTCGGACTACATGCGAAGGTACGGCCTACAAAAGCAAGAAAAACAATGATATAAGGTCCCCACGGGGGCCTTTTTTATTGGAGGACGTAGCCATCCCTTATGCAGATAAAGAGCGCCAGAGAGCGTACAATAAAGAGTACCGAAAACAGTACTATCAAAAGAACAAAAGAAAGATACAGGACAGGGTAAACAGCTACCGCCGTAAAATGCGGATTGAGTATCGGGAATGGAAAGCGACGCTATCCTGCGTTAAGTGTGGATACTCGCACCCCGCCGCCATTGATTTTCACCATGTCATAAAAAGCCCAGACAATCAGCGCGTCACAGACCTAGTGCGCAACGGCCGTTTTGGCGCAGCTAAGAAGGAGGCGCTAGAGCGTTGCATCGTGCTATGCTCTAATTGCCACCGCGTGCTACATGATGAGGAGAATCGTGCGGAGGGCCAGTAGTGTCGGGCTAACTGGGGTCCAACAAAACCGCCCGTGGTATTGGACGCGGCACATTGAGCTTACCCTCCGCTCCGTCGTTTTAATCTAGTCAGTGGTGACGTCAACACTAAAATTGCGTTCCAGATAGCAATTCCCATTTGACTAGGCGTGGGTAGCAGCCAACCCAGTAGCGCAACCAGGATGAGCCACATGGGCGTGTCCTGGTTGTTTACTGTGACCGTCTCGGCGGGGCCTAGCTCAACCTCCTTGATCGTCTCCGTCTGGATCACGTCCCGCCCAGCGGAAGTCGTCGTCTCTTGCTTCACGGCTGTTTGTTCCACCTCGCGGGCGATGTTTGTACCAATCGGTGTCACGCTCACCCCACCAGATGGCGCCAAGAAAGATGGCAGCCCCAAGCACCCCCCAAGTAAGAGGGGTAAACATATGACTAGCCCTTTAACCATGCTTTGACGTCGAAGCAGGGGCACGCTTTACTGGACACTTCATTATGTCCCCAGATTTTTCGGATTTTGTGCTGCTCCTTCAATTTGGCGATTAGGTCGCATAATGCGACCTCTTGCTCCGGCGTGAAATTTTCAGAGAAATCATCGTCACGCGTTCCGCCGTGTCCACCTAGCAGGCAGATGCCCACGGATCCTTTATTGTGTCCCTTAGCGTGCGCCGGGGTGCGCTCAATCGGGCGGCCGTTCTTCACCTCGCCGTCACGACAGATGATGTAGGTGTATCCGATATCTGACCACCCGCGATCCTGGACGTGCCAGCGTTTGATCTCTGCGACCTTCTGGCCGTTAGATTTTCCCTCGTACCAACTGGGGCGCGTCGCGCTACAGTGGATGCCAATGCTTGTGATTTTTCTCATTTTTTCGTTCCTCCTGAGAACCCAAAGTATGAACCAACAACCGCAGACAGTGACCCGTACATCATCATCAACACGGCGCTGGCTTCGTTCATGCGTGCGGGGTCAAAGATAACTGCAAACGTCGATATGATCATCATGCCTAAGCAGGCCCACGTCATGCGCCGCTTATTCGTCTGGTATGTCTCTTTGTCTGGTATCAGCTCGTTCATGTGCGTATGTCTCCGCAATTCTTTTAGACGTCGTAATTATAACGATTTTGTTATCATGCGTCAAAACCGCCCAAGTGTTTCGTTTAATCTCTACTAACCTCAAGACAGAACAACCCCGTGCCGTTCTTTGTTAATAGCGCGGACGCCTTTGCCCGCTCTTTATTGCACTCAACCTGATTAGGGAAAGAGCTTCCAATTTGATAATATTGCAGGCTTTGACCGTCGACTAGGTTTACAAATACAAGAACGTAAATCATTAAAACCATCCTTGGCTACCGCCAACCATTGCCACAAGGGCGCCCAGCGCCAGTATGCCCATAATAACGAGCATAATGATCACGATGGCCTCCTGCCGCTCCTGCGCCTCAATCCGCGCCTTGCGCTCGGCCTCACGCCGCTCGTTGGCGATATCACGGCGCAGCTTCAACAGCTCCTGCCACTGCGAGAACCCGCGCGTCATAATGATCATTTCGCGGAGCTGCTCTTCCGCGTCAATGGCCGCCTGCCGCTTCATGAACGTGTCAAGCGCCTCCTCGTTTGCAGAGGCAAACGGACTGTCTTTTTTCTTCTGGTGATTCTTTTTTGCGGTGTCGACACTGTCAAAGAAACCCGCAATCTCTTTCGACATGCTGTGAATTTGCTTTCCCGCGCTGATCCCTCCCTTAATCGCTGCTAGAGCTGTAAAAGGGTCAATCATGTCTTCTGCATAATTTCAAATTATTACCTTTGAAATAAGCCCTTCTGTTGGTTTCGTTATTCAGTTGCCCATGTTTTTCGGGGTCAAAGATGCATTCAACATGCAGTGGCAAATCGGACATGGGATACAAGGCAAGTAAAGGCTCCTTAAACTTTATTTTGTACTTAGGCTGCGACACATGCACCAAATTAAAAACATTTAATTGATGGCCCACATTAAAAGTAAGCAATCCCGACGGTATGGCCATAGGTGTAAGATTTGTGATGTGCTTTGCGGTTACAAAATGGACGCCCGTAGTTTCCTCTAGCCTCCAAGGATTTGTCATTTTGGTTAATATATTGGTGTTGCTTTGATATATTGGGTCTTGATGTATTGTTATATTGGAGAGCCCATTTGCAGTGTCAGCCCAATTAAAAGATATCCCCTCATCTGACCCTAGCCCCTCAAACTCAGCCTCTGTCCAAGCCCTAAGAACAGCAGATTTTTTCATTCCTTTAATGTAGCCATAGCACCCAGAGAAGTTACCCACATAAGGGCTGACAGGGCCTACGGGTTTCATGACAGGCAATTCAGAGCTTAACGTGATAGGGCAATTATCTATATCAAATTTAGTATTACTGTAACACTTTAATTCTATGTACCGCTTACGATTAATAAAGGGTATCTTTAATGCTCGGTAGATTTTTTTCATTTTGTGAACGCATCATTCAGGAGAATGACCTCTAGCTTCTGCACTTGCAACGTCAGCTCATGCGTCGTGGAAATGTTCCAGCCGATCAGCGCAACGACTGCCGCGAACAGCACAGATATCATTGCTTTTTGGTCCATTTAATTGTCCGCCATTTTCTCCAGCGTCAAACGGATTTGCTGGATGTTTTCATCGATACGCGCCGACATGATAGCCTGCGTTTGTGTCGTATCTTCTAGCTTTTGGATCATGATTTCGTGGCGCGCTATATTACGGGTGTTTTCATCAACGCCACTGGCAAGCGTAGACACATACCAAACGACGCCTACCGCCTGCACAAAAACTGCTAAAACGATCCCGTATTTTTCCATATCAACTCACCGCTCGGTCTTTTTAGAAATTTATCACAATGAACCCTCTTGCGCCATACCTAGGTCAGATGTTAACAGTCTGTTAGATGGAGGACATTATGACAGACACAAAACAAATTGGCCCACGCATCCGCGAGGATGTCTACGAGGCGCTGCAACAGCATTCGGACAAGACGCGAACGCCTATGTCAAAGATGGTTGAGTATGCTTTGATGGATCTTTTAAAAACAGCGGGATACCAGTTCGAGAATGATTATCGGTATTGATTGCGGCTATAGAACGGGCGGCGTTGCCTTAGTTGGTGAGGAGTGGGCAGAGGTTCACGATTTACCAACCTACGACGAGGGCGGTGTCGACGTGGTTGCGCTGATGGACATTCTGACATCAGTCGACCGGGTCGATCATATCTTTATCGAAAAGCAACAGGCGATGCCAAAGCAGGGCGTGTCATCCACGTTTAAGCTAGGCTATGGGTTTGGCCAGATCGTTACGACGGTGGCGCTATCGCGCTCGCGGTACACCCTGGTCACGCCTAACAATTGGAAACGCTCACTAAATTTGCCACGCGACAAAGACGCGGCACGGCGGATGGCGCAGCAATGGTTTCCCGACCTTGCGTCACAATTGAAGCGTAAGAAAGATGAACACAAGGCCGAGGCGCTGCTTATCGCGCTATATGGCAAGGGGAAAGTTTAATGCCAGTAATTGAGACAATGTCGAACGAGGAATACCACCTCGATCCGGCGCTGAGCGCGACGGGCGCCAAAACAATTGCGCTCGAATCACTGGCGCATTTCAAACACGCCAAGCGTAAGCCAAGCGCAGCGTTTGATTTGGGCACCGCGGTGCATACGCTCGTGCTAGAGCCGCACAGATCGAAGACCGTATGGTGCGGGCCAGAGACGCGCAGGGGCAACGCCTGGAAGGAGCAAAAGGACGCAGCCGACGCCGAGGGCGCGGTGCTACTAACTGAGGCGGACTATCATCAGGCGGTTGACATGGCGAACGCGGTGCGCTCGAATGCCGCAGCCGCGGCGCTGCTCAGTGGCGACCTGTTGGTCGAGGCTAGCGTGTTCTCTCGTGATGAGGTCATCGGCGTGGACACGCGGTGTCGGCCGGACGGTTGGCGTCGCGACATTGCGGCCGTAATTGATTTGAAAACGACCATCGCGCCTAGCCCTGAAGCATTTGCGAAGCAGGCGGGCAATCTTGGGTATCATATCCAGGATCAGTTTTACCGCCGGACAATGATGTTGGACGGGCACGAGGTGGACAGGTTTATATTTATCGCCGTGGGTAAGGAGGCACCTTATCCCGTCGGCGTATACGAATTGGACGCGGAGAGCTTGCACGAGGGCGAGCTGGCAGTCCAATACGCGCTAGAGCAGTATGCGGGCGCGTTGAAGAGCAACGTGTGGGACTACGGGTATGGGGAATTGCAAACCCTGCGCATACCTAACTACGCGTTTAAATTTACGGCAAATTAAGTCAGGAGACACACATGCCTATTTCATTTGGTTCCGGGGACGGAGAAAACACTGGTATCTACATTCGTGGCAACCTACCGCAAAATCGTTGGTGGGCGAAAACGGAAGCGGGAGATGAGCCTATCGACATGGACCGCGGCTTTGCAATCGACATTGCTAACGTCACGTTCGGGTGGCTACACATTGACGTCGGTATCCGCGATTGGCAGCCGTGGCCATCGCCATCAACACCAACGCCACGCCCAAGCGAAAACCACAAGAACGGTTTTGAGGCGACGTGCTGGCTAAGCGACGGACGTGAGGCCACGTTCAGCGGCAATTCGTATGGCCTAGGTCAGTTTATTGCGAAGCTGTATAACAAGGCCGAGCAGATGCCAGAGTGGAACCAGGGAATGATCCCAGTGGTTCAGGTCACTGCGACAACGCCTGTCGTCATCGGCAAGGGCACGTCTTACGACGTCGGTTTTAACATCGGCAAGTGGATCAACAAGCCGGCGGCTAATGCGGCACCCGCACAGCCTGCGCCCGCAGCGCCTATGCCTGCACCTGAACCCGCGCCCGCGGCGGCGCCTGCTGGAGATGATAATTTCGGGTTCTAACAAATGTAATAACGTGGGGCGCGTCCGCGCGCCCCGCTAATGGCGCACAGGGAAAATAAATGTCAGACGCATATTTTAGCAAAGTGAGGGAGAGCGTTGTCGGCGAGGTAATGGCAACGCTAAAGGGCGGCAGAAACGAGACACTAAACAAGGCGGCGTACACGCTGGGCAGACACGCACACTTGTCGCCCGCGAACATTGACGCAGCCATTGTGGAGCTGCACGGCGCAGCCAAGACAATCGGCCTAAACGATATTGAGATTAAGGCGACCATTGGGTCAGGGTTTAAGCGTGGCGGCGAGAACCCAAAGGAGCTGAAGGATTCGGACACGACGCCGTACACGACGTCTGAGTTCGACCGATTGATTGGACGTCTGGCGGCGCAGGACATGTTGGTCCGCGACGAGGAGACACGCCAGGACAAGATTAAGAAGGCCAGCGAAGCGTGGGAGCGCGCGGTGCCTATCACGCGCGACAATAAGGACGCAACGCGTCCGGCGTTACTATATCTTAACAACCGGGGGCTGCGTGCCAGTTCGGCGGTAGACGTGGCGCGGTTCAGCCCAAGCGTTTACGACGGTCCGGCGATTATCTTTCCGGCGCGTGACCCAGAGGGTAATGTGCAGGGTATTCAGGCGGTATTGCTTACCCCAGAAGGAGATAAGCGCGAACACAATGGGATCACGAAATATTCGCGTGGAGTATTGGCTGGAAATGTAATGCACATTGGCGATCCGCAATGCGGTAAGCCGATTTGCATTGTAGAGGGACCAGAGGACGCGCTCAGCGTTCGTCAGGCGTGTCAGGACGACGCGGTCGTCGTCTGCACGTTCGGTAAGGCGGGCATGTCTACATACAACGCCCCACGGGCGTCAGATGTCACGATCTGCGCGGATCCCGACCTAGACGTTGATAAGGTAGCCGACGTGCTGCGCGGTGACGGCAGTATTGCGGTCAGCGTAGTGCGGTTCGATACCCTCGGCATCGACAACGTGAAGGACGCCAACGACTACTTACGCGAGGTCGGTGACGAGAAGCTGCGCGAGGCGTTGGCGATGGCAAAGCGCGTGGAAGAGGAAAAGCGCGAGCAGCTAGCCAACGAAATGCACTGGCCGACGCCATACGAACCTATCGATCCAGCGAAGATACCGCCCAGGCGTTGGGTATATGGCACGCACTACATCCGCGGCTACGTCAGCGTCGTGGCGGCGATGGGCGGCTTGGGTAAGTCATCCATGCAGATGGTGGAGGCGGCTAGCGTGGCAATCAATCGCCCGCTGCTAGAGGAGCCAGTACGAGAGCAGACGAACGTGTGGATCATCAACCTAGAGGATCCGTTAGAAGAGATGCAGCGCCGTTTCGCGGGCGTGATGTTGCAGTACGGCATCACAAACGAGGAAATCGCTGGCCGTTTATTCTTGGACGCGGGGCGCGACATCAACATCATGTTTGCCAAACAAACCCGCGAAGGCACCGAGATCATGGACGACATCGCTGAGCGCATGATCGAAAAAATTAAGGAGTGCAACATCGGGCTGGTCTTGATCGACCCCTGGGTAGCGGCAACGTCTATAAATGAAAATGATAATTCTGCCATGAACGCAGCGGTCGCGGTCGTGAGACGCGTGGCGGACGAGACGGACGCGGCCATCTGCCTGACGCACCACATACGCAAGCAGAACGGCGAAGACGCTACAATTGATTCCGTCCGGGGCGCAGGATCGCTAATCGGGGCGGCCCGTGCCGCGCGCGTGCTAAACCGTGTCAGCCAAGACGAGGCGCTCAAGCTGGGCGTCACAGAGGGCGAGAGCCTAGGCATATTTCGTGTGGACGATGGCAAGGCAAACCTCGCCCCGCCCGCGGCGCAGGCGCTGTACCGGCGCATGGTAGGGGTGGAGCTGCCCAATGGGGAATACGTCGGGGTCGCGACGCCGTTTAAACTGCCCGACTTGTTTGACGGGGTGAAAGCAAAGGACGCGATGGAGGTGCAGAAGATGGTCGGGGCAGCGGCCGAGCGTGACGAGCCGTATCGCCAAAACGTGCAGGCGAAGCAATGGGTCGGACATGCGGCGGCATCTGTGCTACAGTTGGACGTAGACAAGCCGCACGAGAAAGCGCGCTGCAAGGCTATCGTCAAAAAGTGGATGGAGACGGACGTGCTGCGCGCTGAGACATGGCCGAGCAAACGCGACGGACGCGACGTGCCAGTGGTTGTCGTTGGAACGTGGATCACAAGGGAAGAGGCAGGGCTATGAAGAGCGAGGATTTGATACACCTATTTACGGAACGCAACGGGCAGCGTGAGCTGGTGCAGATCGACATGGAGAACATCGAGGGCTGGGGCGTCATTGATCACGGGAGCGAGGAAGGTCACGGGATCATTGAGCTGCAATTTTTTGACGGCCAGACGGAAACCGTGCTGATCGATCCCAACGCGTGGCGGTCAATCTTTGACCACTACCTATTGCGGGGGTGGGCATGATTAGGGCGTGTGAACAAATTAGTTGCTGCAACTTTTTTACAGTCGGCCGGAAAAAGAAATTTTGCGGTCAGCGTTGCGCAGATGCTGATGGGAGGCGGCAGTGGAAAATACGCAATCGTAATAAATTAAAGATGACGGAAAATACGCGCAGGCGCAAAAGGTATCAAAGTGACGCAGATTACCGCAATAAGTGTATAGAGCGCAGCGCCGCACGATATAACGCAATGACGCCAGAGGAGCGCAGAGCGGTGCCAAAATCAAAGATGGGCGCGGAATATCATCGCAACTATATGGCGGAGCGTGCAAGCGTTGATATGGATTTCCGCCTGAGAGGGTCGCTCAGGGCGCGCGTCAGGTCAGCGATCCACGCAGACTGCGGGCGCAAGGCCGCAAAGACAATGGAATTGATCGGTTGTTCAATTAAGCACCTACGCGCGCACCTTGAGCAGCAATTCACCGCCGGTATGTCGTGGGATAACTACGGCGATTGGCACATAGACCACATACGGCCTTGCGCGTCGTTCGACCTGACGGATCCAGAGCAACAGCGCCAGTGTTTCCACTACACAAACTTGCAGCCGCTGTGGGCAAAGGACAACATGATTAAAGGGGCAAGCTATGAGCAGGCACAGCATGAAATCGAAGGGGCGTCACCCGGACGCACCGCGTGAGCATTACGAGGTGGCGCACATTACGTTCGAGATCGATCCCGACGGCAAGACGTTCGCGCTGATCCCAGGGCAGGCGCATCAGGCGAAGGATCGCAGACCGCTATTCAGTGGCCACATAGATAAGGGGATGCATGAGCAGCTCAGAGAGCTAGCGTTCCGCATCCGCCAGTTGGAGGCAGACACATGAGCGACCGCATCGTGGGGCGCATTGTGTGGGACGAGGAAGAGCAGATGAGCAGGATTGAGTGGGACGCATCGCAGATGCCAATGGCAAGCCCAGACGTGAACGATCAGCAATTCGTCGTCGATGTCGTCGACGGCGTGAGCCAAGACATTGAGCTGATGGAGATGATCGTGCAGGCGTTGGTCTATGCGGAATTCAACGGGCGTATGCACTGATGTATACACAGCCGTATATACACCGCCGCACCTTGAAAACGTGGTGCGGAAAGGTGCCGAAGGTGCGGAAGAAACACCGTGTTACGCCACCGCCGCACCACCTCGTATATGTATACGAAGGTGCGGCGGGGGTGCGGGGTTCGGTAAATAGTGCGGCACGCAAGGTGCGGTAAAACTTAGGAGCGAAAGGGGAGCTGGCAATGGGACAGACTAAGCAACGTGTAAATAAAACCAACGCAAGGCAGCGCGGCAGAGATGCGGCTGGCCATGTGAAGGTAGGTGAGGATGCGTTCGTGATTAACGCGGGCGTGTGGGGACAGTTGGCGCCGCTCGATAAGATAGCGCGGGAGAAGACGGCGAAGTGGGGCGACACGCTGCCCAGCTTGGTGGCGCCTGAACTGGCAGGACGTTTTGAAGCGGCATACGAGCGATTGAGGGAGCTGGTGGAGGCTAACGACGTCGTGGGCGTGAATAAGGTTGCCGCGCAGCTCATGCGGGCGTGGGACGTGCTAGAGCAGACCGCAGAGGCTGCGGGGCACAAGCCGCTACCGCCGCACGCGTATTGCGTGGAAATTGACGGCGGGATAACATGCTTTGCGATGCACGGGTGGGCGGAGCTGCGCAAGAAGCATCCGGACTGGTGCGTGTACAGCTTTGAGGACGCCGCGCGGTTGCTGCGGTTCGATTGGACGGAGAAGATGCTGAACGAGGCGTACAGCTCGTTCCCGGATGCAAAGGTGACACGCGTCGTGCGTGATGGAGATAGCCGGATCAACTGGGATCTCGGCGGCGATGACATACCGTTTTAGGAGGTAGGAGATGAACAGGTCAGAGATATTGCAGGAAGCGGAGCGACTGATCAGCGGTGATCGTGCGAACGATTACGGCGACGCAAAGCAAAACTTCCTAGACATTGCGGCGTTGTGGGCGTCATATCTGGACGAGGATATCACGGTCGTTGACGTGGCAAACATGATGATGCTGATGAAGATTGCACGGACAAAGAAATCACCGGATAAGGCGGATAGCTGGGTCGACATATGCGGCTATGCGGCGTTGATAGGAGAGATCAAGACAGATGGCACGAAGTGAGATAGCGATAGCAAAGCTAGCAGCGTTGGATAAGGTGGGCGAGGATGACCTGTTCGAGCTACTGGCGACGGGAACGTCAATGCGTGACCTGTGCAAGCAGCACGACGTAGGACACAAGCTGTGGTATCGGTGGCTCGATAGCGCGCCTGGGCGTCGTGACAGGTACGAGGCAGCGCTGATGGAGGCTGCGCACTTCTTTGCGGATAGAGCGGTCAAGACTGCGCAGATGACGGATCCATCGACGGTCAACGCTGACCGGCTAAAGGTCGACACGGACAAGTGGATCGCGTCCAAGCTGAACAGCCAATACGATACGCGGCAGAAGGACGTCGCGATCAACATAAGCGTGAACGATTTGCACGCGCAGGCAGCGCAGTTGCTTGGCGACGTGATCGAGGGAGAAGCGGAGGACGTGAGCGATGATTAACGGTGAAAACACGCATCGGCATACGAACGCGGACGCGTGCGCGCGCGTAACTGAACGGGCGTTCAATTGCAATCGTTTGACACTATATCTTGTGCCATTGCGCGCCGCGCATAGCTTAATAACACGATGCATCGCGCAAACGCCTTATTTATATGTCGCATTCAAGAAGTGGAATTTAACATAATCGACATTATCGGAGTGATCTATGCGCCTCGCGCATGCCTGTGCCAGAATCGACGCGAATCACCCCCCCTTCGCGCGCGGCGACCCGGTGCAAATATCAATGACCTCCCCACAGCTCCCCGTAAAAAAATTTTAGGAGAACCCCATGCCACAACGCCCCCCTGAAAATCCGTTTCTCACGCTGATGCAGCGCTACCGTGATGACCCTGTCATGTTTGCCCAGGAGGTCATCGGCTTGCAGCCCGACGAGTGGCAGGAGGAGCTGCTACGCGCCATCGCTGACCCTGACCAGCGCCGCATAACCGTTCGTTCTGGCCACGGCGTCGGCAAATCCACGGCGGTCGCGATGGCCGCCATCTGGCACGTCCTGATGCGCGTCCCCTCGAAAACGGTTGTCACGGCCCCCACGTCGTCCCAGTTGTTTGACGCCTGTTTCGCCGAAATGAAAAATGTCGCCAAGCGGCTAAAGCCCCCCTTTGATAAATTGTTGGAGATTAAATCGGACCGCATTGAGTTGAAAAGCCAGCCCGAGGCCACGTTTATATCGTGTCGGACGTCCCGCGCCGAGCAGCCGGAGGCGTTGGCCGGTGTTCACAGCGAGAACGTGTTGCTGATCGCCGACGAAGCCAGCGGTGTCCCGTCGGCCGTGTTTGAGGCGGCCTCCGGATCCATGTCTGGGCATAATGCGACGACGGTGTTGACCGGCAACCCCACGCGGAACACGGGGTTCTTTTACGACACCCACAATCGGCTGCGCGACGATTGGTACACGATGCATGTGAGCTGCGTTGATAGTAAGCGCGTGTCCGACGATTTTGTCGAGGACATGAAGCGGCGCTACAGCGAGGATAGCCCCGCGTACCATGTGCGCGTCCTGGGAAACTTTCCCCCGTCTGAGGAGGACACGGTGATCCCTGTGTCGCTGATTGAGCATGCGATGTCCAACGATATCAAGATCCACGACGAGACGATTGGCTTTTGGGGCTTGGACGTCGCCCGTCAGGGCAACGATAGCAGCGTGCTGTGCAAGCGGCAGGGTCCCGTGATCCACCCGCTCACGGTCTGGCGAAATCTCGATTTGATGCAGCTCACGGGCGCCGTTAAGGCCGAGTGGGACGCGACACCGCCGTCCAGGCGTCCGCTAGAGATCATCGTGGATAGCAACGGCTTTGGCGCTGGGGTGTTGGACCGCCTGCGCGAGCTGGGGCTGCCCGCGCGTGGGCTGAACGTGTCCGAGAGGGCCACGCAGAAAGACACCTACCTCAACACGCGCGCTGAGCTGTGGTTTAAGTGCAAGACGTGGCTAGAGGGCATGGACGTTAAGCTGCCGCGCGATGACGCGCTGTATGCGGAGCTAGCGGCGCCCCGGTATCACTTTACCAGCGCGGGTAAGCTGCAAGTGGAATCGAAGGAGGCGATGAAAAAGCGCGGCGTGGCATCGCCAGACCGCGCGGACGCTGTGTGTTTAGCGTTGGCCAATGATCACACGACAATGGCCTACGGAAGCGCGTCGAGCGGCTCATGGAGCCGCCCGTTGAAGCGTGGAATACGCGGTGTTGTTTAAATCTCGTCGACGATTTTGATGCGCTCGCCGATCCAGCGCATCACTGGCACCGCCATAGAATTGCCCATCGCCTTGTATCGAGGGCCGTCTGGGCAATTTTCGGGCGTTTTGTTGCGCCACGGTATTTGCGTGTAGTTATCGGGAAACCCTTGCAGGCGCTCGCACTCGATTGGCGTTAGGCGGCGGACGGCCATGTCTTGGCGGATGCCGTACTGAATATTGGACGTGTCGTTTGGTATCTGCGCATTGAGCGTTGGGTATACGTCGCGCTCCCAGGCGTAGCTGTTTGCCATCGCCGACGCCGTCCACGCCACCGCAGTCGTATGCTTCACCGATAGCGACGGCGACACCTCTGGCGTTGACGCCGCCTGCGTGCCGCTCATTTCGGCGGGGAATGCGATCAGGTGGTTGCTATCTACGGCCTCCGTGCCGCGTGGACCCCTATGCATTCCGGCGGTCAGTGGTCCTGCGACCATATTGAAACCGTCGGCGCGGCTGTAGTCGTTGCACGTTGTCTGTATTGTGCTGGCAATTTCCGGAATAAAGTGGTTTACGGCTGCCCCTTCTGGTCTTCCGCCCGCACCACCGCTAAAAGCGCTCGCAGTAACTGCTCCGGCAACGTCTTGTTTCGCTTCTCTGCTCGGCGGAGGATGCCCTGACATGCTTTCGCGCTCAAATAGAACCGCTGCGGCACGTCGCCAATCTCCAAGGTATCCGACAACAAACACACGTCTGCGTCGCTGGGCCACTCCGAAGTATTGAGCGTCCAAAACTCTGTAGGCGAACCCATACCCGATTTGCCCCAACGCTGCGAGGAGGGTGCCAAAATCTCGTCCTCGGTTAGATGACAGGACGCCGGGGACGTTTTCCCAGACCAACCATCTGGGCTTATATCGTGCAGCAATTGCAACGTAGGTGAGCATGAGGTTGCCACGCGGATCATCCAATCCTTTTCGCAATCCTGCGACGCTGAATGATTGGCAGGGGGTTCCTCCGACAAGAAGGTCAATTGGGTCATCGTTCCACTCCTTAAATTTTGACATGTCGCCCAAGTTGGGCACGTTTGGGTAGTGATGCGCCAGAACGGCGCTAGGGAATTTGTCTATTTCGCTGAACCACTGCGGCTCCCATCCGAGGCCGTGCCACGCGACCGTCGCCGCCTCAACCCCTGAACATACGCTACCATATTTCATAGTATTCTCCTCTTTTAGTGCGGCCACGTTAATCGATTGTTAACATAGACACAAGCACTGTTTTCAGGCATATTCTTGGCAGCGGCTTCTCTTACTCCTCCCCCAAGCCGCAGAGCTAACAGCTCCCCCGCGCTGATCTCCCACGGCGCGGGGTTTATTATGCCCTGTTTTCATGTATTATGTGCATAACGAGCAAAAGGTTACCAATATGCCAAAAAAGGGTTTGTATGCCAACATCCACGCTAAGCGTAAGCGCATTGCGAAGGGCAGCGGCGAAAAGATGCGCAAGCCGGGAAGTAAGGGCGCGCCGAGCGCTAAGGCGTTCAAAGCGGCTGCCAAGACGGCTAAGAAAAAGAAATCAAAGGGTAAGAAGTGATGGCTATTTGCGCAGATTGTCCTACGCCGCGGACGTGTAAAATCACGGGCTGCATGAAGGAAAAGCTAAAATCGATCATGGGCGAAAAACCCACGGTTGAGCCGAAAAAACCTGGTCAGCGAAGTCTGGCGCAGAAAATCAATTTCGGCGGAAGGTACAAGTGATGTAATGTTCACCGCGGTTGTCCTCCTCTGCGCCCAGGCAAATTGCTTTGCCATCGGCGGCCCAGCGTTTAAGACGGAGGATGAGTGTGCGGTGGATTTTATGATGAACGGGGTTCCTGCCCTGCAATACAAATACCCGAAGCACGAGATCGTCGAGGTCCAGTGCTACAGATGGGAAGAGAAGGTGAAATCGTAATATGGGTTTTTTTGACGATTTAGCGATGGGGCTTGGGTTCAAGGAGCGCACCCAAGATTATGACGCCCGCACGGCGCGCACAATTGCCGCGCAGGACGCTTACAATCGGTCTGGCGGATCAGAGGCGCAACGAGCGCAAGCCGCACAAAGAGCGCGCAGCAATTTCAGCTATGACACGGCCGGCGGTAATGCGCGGATTTTCTTAGACCGCGTCGGCGCCAAGGGTGGATACGACCCCGGCGCATACAGGCCCGCAGTGATACAAGACAACCGCCCGTTCACGCAGCGGCTGTTTACTAGCCCACAGGGGCCAGCTAGCCCTAATCCTTTCGCCATCGGCCCTGCGTCGTTCAGCAAGCCGCTACCCATGCCCGGATTGCTTGGCATCCTTGGCTATGCGTCGGGGCTGCTAGGCCCACGCGAACCGGGGACAGTGCCGGCGCCTGAAGGGCCAATGCGTGTGCGTCCGGCGGGATACACGCCGCCTCCGCCTCCAGCGCCCCTACAGGGCACGGCGGGTACATACACGGCCGCATACGAGCCGACAGTGCCTGACATCCGCCTACGCCGCGCTGCGGGAACGTATACGGCGCCATACGCTGTCAGCGCATCGCTCCTAGACGATTACGACTACCTGATGGATCCAGACATGCCAGTTGCAGTTGGTCTTGCGCCCTCTGCGTCTGACACGCCGGAAACCCCGCTGGGGGCGGACGTGACGTTTGAAGATTTCATGGATTTGCAACGTCAGATGGAGGCGACATACGGCTTGCCTGAACTGTCAGCGGAGCAATATCGCAAAAACTATGAGCGTCAGTATGGCGGAGCGTAAAAAAGATGCTAGGCTATCTCGCGTCGGCGTATCTGGCTATAACAAGCCAAAGAGAACGCCAAAACACCCGACAAAATCGCACGTCGTCGTGGCTAAAGAGGGCGACAAGGTCAAGACTATACGTTTTGGTCAGCAAGGCGTGTCTGGCGCTGGGAAAAACCCTAAAACGGCATCTGAAAAGGCACGCAAAAAATCTTTTAAAGCGCGTCACGCGAAAAACATAGCAAAGGGTAAAATGTCCGCGGCATACTGGGCAGATAAGGTTAAGTGGTGATGGATACCGATTTTCGTAAGGCAATGCGCGACAGCGAGAGCAGCGGCATCAGCAACACGTTGCTAGAGCTAGAGGACGGCCGTCGCATGGCGGGGTTTTATCAGTTCAGTGATGCACGCCTAAAAGATTTTAAGAAAGAAACGGGAAAGAAATTCACCCGCGATGAGTTTTTGCGCGATCCCGCCCTCCAAAAAGAGGTCATGGATTGGCACGAGGGCGATATAATGAAATACGTCGTCGACAACGGGTTGGACTACTACATCGGCCAGAACGTCGGAGGCGTAGACATTGACCCGGCGGCATTGACGGGCATGGCGCACCTAGGCGGACGCCTGGGGATGCGCGAGTTTCTTGAGACAGGTGGTCAATATGACCCCGCAGACAAATTTGGCACGAAAATTTCGGACTACGGCAAAAAGTTTTCTGGCTTGGACATGTACGGCCTGACGCCGTCATCTCCGCGCCCAAAATTGCGCCCCGGAACAACGTCGCCCCGACCAAAACTTAGACCAAAGGGATTGCTAGACTGATGTCGACACTGTCAGAGTTTATATCGCGTCGCCGTGGCGAGGAACGCCGCGCACAGCTAAACAAATTGCTAAACTACTACATCCCGCCAAATCTACGCCCTGCGGCAAATTTTGCGGGATCCCTTACACCACAGGCGTCGTATGAGGGCGCCGTGATGGGGTTTGAGGAAGCGTTAACGCCTGGTGCGTCTGCGGAGCAAGTTGTCGGCGGGATTGGTAAGGCGTTATCCGGGACGGCTGGTATTGCAGCGCCTTTGGCGGTCGCAAATAAAATCGGTATGCCTGCGGCGCAAGCAGCGCAAGAGGCGTTCCAAGGGTTTAGCACTGGTGTAAATTATGCAGGCAACGTCGTAAAAGATCGCCTAACACAGCCGGGCGAAATGCCAACGCTCTACAGCAACCCGATCCCAGGCATGACACCGTCCCCAGATAAACCATTGCAGCCTAGCGATTTTCAGCGCGTTTCAACGCGCCTGCCGAGCGGGAAAGGCGCAACTGAGGACCCGTTTGCAGACAGCCTTGTATCTGACACCGAGGCGTTTTTGCGCAATCCTAGCGCAGCGAAAAACATGCAGATGATGACCGAAACATACCCTGGTATGCGTGGCCTGCTTTCGGAGGATCCAGTTGAGACATCTGAAAACATCATTGAGCATATGAGCGACAACATCATCAGTTTGTATGATTTGGCGGATGAAGCGGGAATAACAGAATCCAGTTCCAAGTGGTACGACGGCGCAAGCCGAATTGCTGACGAGATGGCTGGACGTTTCAATTCTACAAAAGAAAAAGCAGCCGGTGTTCTCGCTGTTCTGTCACCTCAAAAGGACTGGTATCAAAACGTCGCGCTGGGCGAGCGTTTGATGAAGCATATGGACGAATTAAGCCCAAATTCACAATGGTCCAATGAGATGGATGTCGTATCTCAGACAAAGGCGCCAGATAAAGCGGGAAAAACTGCATGGACGCGCTCTGACTTGTACGACGAAATCCGCGGCGCGCCTTGGGGCGAAATGGACACGGACCTAAAGAAAGCAATGTGGCTGCGCGCGTATGATGAAGCGCATTTTGGAAACGCTTTCCGCGAGGTTTCGCCCGAAGGTGATATTCTGGACTATGTGCGTAAAAAAGATGGAGACACAGCAGCTCTAGTTCACCAAAATTTTAGCAACATTGCTAAGGCAATACGCATTATGGAAGGTGACGGCAAACTTGATTCAATTTCAAAAGAGCTTGGATCTGAGCATAAGGTGCGAAATTTCTTCAACAACATACTAACACCTGAAAGCCCTTTTGACGTCACTGCGGACACGCACCAGATCGCTGGCGGCCTACTAATGCCATATGGGTCATCAGCACCAGAGGTGTTGCATGGTCTATCGGGGCAATCAGTTCCAAAGGCGGGTATGCCTTGGTCGGCAACTGGCGGTAAAGATAGCGGGATTGGCGGAGCCTATGGTTTGCACTTTGACGCCACAAAACGCGCAGCAGAAAAAGCTGAAGGTGATTGGCTGCCACGCCAAATGCAATCTATCACATGGGAGCAGTTGCGTGCGCTGATCCCGTCCACGCTGCGCGGCAACAGCCCGTTTGTAAACGTCGCCCGCACTATTTGGCGGATGAAAGACGAGGGCCAAATTACTGGCGAAGAGGCGCGTAATTTGATAATCACTGAGGCGCGTAAATTTGGCGGCGGCTCTAAGCCGTCATGGGTTGACTATAGTGGCCCACGTCGGTCAATAGCTAAAGGCGCAGGAGCGACTGCGGGCCTCCTAGGTGTAACAGGTGCCGGTCTAGCGTCCGCGCAAACAAGTAAGGAAAAATAATGGACTACGAAATTTCCGAATTGGCGGCGCAGCTAGAAGCCGAGATGAACCCCGACGCAATGAGCGATGATGAGCTGCAAGGCATTGTCGGCAAGGAGCTAGAGGACGCCATTGATTATGCGGATAATTATGTGTCCCCACTACGCGCCACCGCGACAGAATATTACCGAGGCGATCCGTTCGGCAACGAGGAAGAGGGTCGCAGCCAAGTGGTCAGCATGGACGTGCGCGACACCGTGCAGGCGATCATGCCGTCGCTGATGCGGATTTTCCACAGCACCGAGAATACAGTTGAATACGCGCCCCAGGGGCCAGAAGACGTGGCCGCGGCTAAGCAGGCGACGCAATACGCAAACTACATCATCAATCGCGACAACAACGGGTTCCTGCACATGCACGCCGCGTTCAAGGACGCGCTGATCCGCAAGGTTGGTATTTTGAAGTGTTACTGGGACGACCAGACGCGCATTGAGACAACAGACCTAACCGGCCTCGATGACGCCGCGCTGGCGGCGCTTTACGCGGATCCTGACGCCGAAATATCAATCGTGGCATCTGAGCCTATCGGCGATCCCGACTTTGACCCTATGACCGGGGAAATCCTGCCCGCGCCCATGATGCATTCCGTGCGCGTTAGCTATACATACCCTGATGGCCGTGTGAAGCTAGAGGCGGTGCCCCCGGAAGAGTTCCTGATTTCGCGTGAGGCGAAAGACATCACGACGTCGGATTATGTGGCGCACCGCCGCATTGTGACTGTGTCTGAGCTAGTTGCGATGGGATACGACGCCGACGAGGTGCAGGGCTTAGCGTCAGCGCACGACGACATGAACACCAACGTCGAACGCCACACGCGCAACCCGTCCCTGATCAACGAGATGAACGAGCGCGACGATCCCGCGATGCGCAAGATATTATACGTCGAAAACTACATCAAAGTGGACTACGACGGAGACGGCATTGCGGAGCTGCGCAAAATTTGCACGGCCGGCGACGGCAACGAAATCCTGATGAACGAACCCTGCTCTATCGTGCCGTTCGCGTCGTTCTGCCCCGATCCAGAGGCGCACGACTTTTTTGGCATGTCAGTGGCGGACGCCGTCATGGATATCCAGAAAATCAAATCGTCGATCATGCGCAACACGCTAGACAGCCTGTCTATGTCAATTCA